TCCACTGGACTAGTACATGATCTATCGAACCGACAAGCGCAAGTTCGCTATCCCCATGCCTGTCCCTGCCGCTAGTTCGATACACCTCAATGGTGTGTCCCCCACGGAGCCTCATGGATGGATAGTCCCCCAATAGCCGGGATCCCACTGATCGAAATAGGGGAACGGCTCATCGGACAGATCCGCGGTCATGTGGATGTAGCCCACCGCCCAACGGTCGTCCTCACGGCGGAACCCAATCGTATACATCGAGCCGGAAGATTTCTTCCGGAGGATAGCCATCTCACCTTTGGTGAAAAAGCCATCCGGCACCGTCAGTCTGGTTACTGAAATCGGACCCATAGATTCCGAGATGATGCGGTCGGGGTTGGACAGTTCCCTACGGGAAGCCGAAAGTACAACCCCGACCACATCAGCTGGCGGAAGGAGATCCGTGTTATTCCAGTTCTTTTGACCAAGGGTTCGCACCCATGCGCTGATTACCTTGAGAACCAGGATGGCCTGATCCTCTTCCGGGCCACTAAAAGTGGTCCGCATGAAAGTGGCTAGATCAGCCACATCCGCCAGCGGGTCAGAGAAAGACATTTACGAAACGGTAACCACGAAGTTGGCGGAAGTAACGCCGTCGATGGTGGCGGTGATGTTGGTGGTGCCAGAGGCAACACCGGTCACCAAACCGGTCGCGGAAACGGTGGCCTTGGCCGGGGCCGAAGAAGCCCAAGTTGCGGTTGCGCCCACGTTCTCGTTGTAGTTGGTGGTGGCGGTCAGCTGCGAAGTGTGGTTCGCACCAGCGGCAGCGGTGACGGTAGCGGTTCCACCGACGACAACACCAGTGGCGTTCAGGTGAACCTTGCACGCACGGACGAAACCATCGACCGGATCGACAACGGACTGATAACCCACGAGGGTATCCACCAGGCTGCGGTCAGTGGTCGAGGAGTAGTCGTAGTCCATCAGCCAGCGGATAGCCAAACCAGCTGCGGTAGCAGCGGAGGTGAAGCTAGCACCACGCGGCGGGGCCGGGGGCCGAGTCGCCATGATGAACGCGGTCGGATGGAACAGGTACGCATCCTGGTGCGGAAGCGCATCGGAGACAACGACACTCAGGCCAGCGACAGCACCGATGGTGGCATCACGCAGAGCCGAGTTCGGGGAATCGCCAGTCGCATCGTAACGAATGAACTGAGGATCCTTGAGGAACGCGGCCTCGACAGCGGAGCCGACAACGAGGACGCGACCAGCGCGGTCAACGTACTTGTCGTTGAGCTTCCGGCGTGCCTCAACGATTGCAGGCCACAGGTTGCCCTCAGTGGTGTTGACGATCATGTTGTTCTGGGCGTAGTTAGCGCCAGCAATCGTCTCAACGAGTCCGTTTTCCAGATCCTCCGCAACGGCGCGAACCTGACGGTTCAAAACCTGACCGGCGAAATCGTGGATATCGAGCGTCAACTCCTCATCGGTGAGGGAGACGGCATGGTAAACGTCGTGATCGAGGGTGACCGGGATCGCGTTCTCAGTCAGATCCTCAGTAACGAGGTTACGGGCCGCACCCGTACCGCGGAAGGTACGACGGTGAGCGACGGTACGAGCGGGGACGCGGATGGTGATGGTGTCTTGATATTTTCCGCTGAAGTCCCCAAGGCCATTCAGCCAAACCAGTTGGGGGAGAACGATTTCGCGCTGCAAGAGCTTGATCGCGGTGTCCACCACAACTGTAGGCTTAAGAAAGCTATTTGCCATGGTTGTTGGTTAATCCTTACTTGTAAGCGCGGGGTTTATCCACACGAATTTGTGGCCCACGCGGGATTTTTGAGACAATGGAATCAGTGTCGGGATCAGGGTCCTCAGTCTCGCCACCGCCGCCGTAAAAAGCGCCCTTCTTCGGGGCACTAGGCGTCTTTTCCTTGCTTGCTTCCCTGTCGGCTTTCAGGCCCAGGTCTTTGATGATGGAGTCCATGTCGTCAGCGATTTCATCTGCGCCATCGCCTTGGACTCGCTTCCAGAAGCTCTTCGGTAACCCCTTCTCGCTGGCAAGGTCAGCGATTAGGTTTGCCCTTTCAAGCTTGGTAAGTGTTTCGTCTTTTTCCTTCAACGAGGAAATTAGTTTATCTCGCTCTTTTTCCCAGCGTTCCGAATCGGTAGATTTCTCATCCTGAATCTTCCGGTACGCTTCTGAATCAGATACGCGTTGTTCGTAGTCAGCGTACTTCTTGAGTAGCTGATCTTCCTGACGCTTTAATCGCTTCTGCAAGATGCGATCAAGTTCGGTCTGCGAAATAAATTTCTCTTCGGAGCCGTCGTCAATCGGACGTTCTTGGGTATCCTCAGAAATTTCCAGAACTTCTTCGGTCGAGGCAACCGCCTCTTCGGTATCGTTTTCCATTTTTATTCCTTCCGCAACTTTTATGGCGTGCGTTACCAAACCGCCCATTGTCGGGCGTTAAGCTTTCGGATCTTCTCCGTCGTCGTGATATTTCAGGATCGTTGCGGTCCACGATTTGGCGGCATCGCCACCCCACGCGGCCCATGCGACACGCCCTGGGGATGGATACCCCTCGCTGCCGGGGGACCACCCCTTGCCCTTTTTGTCCACCCCATGCCTTGCCAGGTAGCTGGCGATACGGCCAATGGTTTCCCGGCTGACCGCTTCTCCGCGAGCGAGTTGGGCTGCGCGTCCTCGCCCGGTAGCGGTAAACCCTCCACCGGCATGGCCCTCTTTGATCCAGGCAAGAGCGCGACGGGCTTCTGCCTGAACTGCTCTAGGTGGCTTGTAATCAGTCATTCAAACAGTCTTTCACAAGGGAATGGTTAACCCTACTAAGTAATAGTGTAGCAGATTATAGCTAATACACAGGAATTGCGCTGCAAGTACAGAAATCATGCCCAACAGAAACAGCGGCCATTCTCTTTAACCCCGCCGATTTCATAATCGGTGTGGTTAAGAATAAACAGCCATTACAAGCGTCTGGATCTGCGATTGCCGCAATCCCCTTGGCAAGTGGGTCGCGTTGTACCAGATCCAGTACCACTCCCCTCCCCCCGTTGAGAACGAGCCTGGTCACGGCACCTACAGACTTGCTGAACCCATCCCTTCGGATCTGGGGAATCGTATTCAAATCCATACCGGGAAGGCTTCTTTTCGCCATCCACACCGGACCGGTCACCGTCATCGAAGTCATAATCTTCAAAGACGTTTGACGGTCTAAATCCGGGGCGGCGAAGTCCATATCCTGTGGGTCGCTTAATTGGGAGTTCCGATAGTTTTTGACAAACTCCACAGCTACATTCTGGCTTTTCTGAAATGCTTTCACCACAATTGGTCGGGCTATTTTCAGCCATGGCGGGGAAGTCCTCTTAAGGTCATGGAAGTCAAGTATTTCCCAGGCCGGATGAAGCTCGATAACCACCGAACGGGCAATATGCTTCTGTTCCTCGTGATGGTGAGAAACCATATCCATGGGAAATCAACCTATTGTCCGGTGCCGGGGGAATGATCGAACGGTGGGCTTTGCGAGGGAAGGGCGCGGCCTGCCTTGTTCGCCCTTGACGCGTCCTGAACAAACTGATTTGTGTTCTCCGTGGGCTTCTTCTTAGCCTTGATGCCAGCCTTGGCCTGTTCGATTTCAACTTTGTGCATCTCCTCCGCGGTACCCGGAAGAAGGTTCTGCGCGAACTCGTCACGCAGATAGCTGGTCAGCGGATCGTCGTCCAGAACCATGTCCCGCATCTCTTGAACGTCCGTTGCGTCAAAGCCCGGAATGAACCGCCACAGGAATTCCTTCGGAACGCCAAGCTGTTGCGCGATCTTGCCGTAAGCGTCCGCGGCCTGCGCCAGTGACCGAACCTCAACGTCCTGCCAGGAGATTCGGGCATTGAAATCCCGCGCCGCGGAGGTGTCACCGGCAATGGCCGACGCTAGGCGAAGCATCCTGGCGTGCGAAACGCCCATGCTGGTCTGCTTTTCCAACAGCTTCTGGGTCGTCTGCGCACGCGAAGCAGCCAAAGCTTCAGCGGACACGTTGACAACCTTGCCGGTGAACAGGTGCGAAGGGAGTTGCAGCATTGCCGACAAAGCCTCAACGTCACTCTCATGGGCCTGAATGAAGGGGGCCATATTGGTTTCGGGAAGCGATCCGAACGTCACATTCGGATCCGATGACACCAGCATGTCCTCCTGGGCCAACTTTCGCTTATCGTCAGCACGGTTCGCGTCATCGTCAGCCTGCTCAAGGCCGGTTGCGGTACGAACCTTCCACGAGTTGTAATGCTGAACCAGCAGCCGGTCATAGTCGGTTTTGTCGATACGGGCGGCAACGGCGATCACCGGCTCCACATCACCGATGCACCGGCCCTCCAAGTCCATCTGGTTGACATACCGAACAATCGGGCAGACACCGATGCCGTGGTCAACCGTTTTGGTGTAGGTGAACTTGCCGTCCAGGTTGGGGTTTTCAAACTCGTGATAGCTGTTTTCGTCGTACCAGCGCCACGTCTTGTTGTCTGGCAGCCACTCCAACGCCCAGGTCGGGAAATCGTCACCGACCGGATCCTCATACATCGCAAAAACGCGCTTCGGGCTTAGGCCGCGAATAACCGGCATGGACCGTCCGGTGTAGTCCTCTCCGGGCAACACGCGAACGAAGGAATACCCATAACCGATTGCTGCTCTATGTACCGAAATCTGGTGTGCCGCAAAGTTATTCGCGTTCCAAATCTCCCAAGCCGGTGAGTTATCACGAGTGTCCGGTGACCGGTAACCGTCCACATACATGGCTTGCGCAAAAGTCGATACGGCCAATCCAAGCCACGGCGACCGCGACAGATCGAGAAGTGACCGCTTTTCCAAGTCCCTGGGGCCAACCCGCACTGAATAGGGCTGCCTACCGTCCATCCAGCCACTCAGCTTGTCCAAACGCACCTTTTCCTTGTGCCACTTCGGATAAACTTCATTACTGATGTAAGTCGCCAACTTTTGGCCTGTTTCACCGGCTGGGGGTGCGAAAACCGCGTTCCGGACCGGATCGTCACCGCCATAAGGGGGTGGATTAAGAATTTCGGGCATTTACCAGATCCTTCCGCCGATAGGGGCGTTCATATGCGCTCCGGGGGGCTTTTTAGCCTCTTCAATGGCCCTCTCAGCGAGGTATTTGCTCAAACCGTAGTGGGCGTAGCACGCCGCAACTATTGGTGTTATATCGGCAGCTGAGGCGTCTTTTCGGGCAAATCCCCATGTTGGGCTTTCGCTGCCGCCCTCTTTAGACCCGATGCTGTACCGGGTCGAGTTCTTGAACGCCGCCGTGACGGTCGGATCATTGAGGTGAACTATTACTTTATCTCGTACTGCGTCGTGGAACTCCCCGGTGGCACGCCCAATTTCGGATGAACCCAACACAATCAGGTCGATCCCCTCCTGCTGAAGGGGCGCAATAAACGATCCCGGCGCTCCACCGCCCTGAATAACCACCTTTTCGGGGGCGTTCGTGGACATATAGAGCTTCCGGACGTAATCAACCACCCAATTTGTGCCCTTGGCGCTATGAATGACCTCCAACTGCCTTCGCCCATCCTCAGATAAGGCGCAAACAGCCACAGAAGCCCGGTCACGGAACGGTGAAATGTCCACCGCGGCAATAATTTGGGTGCTGGAAATCTGTGAATCCTCATCCCCGCACGCCTGCCACCAATCCAACGGAATAACGTCCCGCATCGCCGTATCCGCCCACAAACCAAGGCGTTCACGGCAAAACTGCTTCCCCCAGTCGAGGGCATGACCCTCAGACTCAATGAATTCCTCTTCGATGCGAATACCAAGTGCTGGTATCGCCTTATACCACTCTTCCTTGTCCTTCGGATCGCACCCAGGCGAAGCGGAGAACTCAAAAAAGGCAAGCCGGGGAGCGCGATTTAACCCGCGCTCACGCACGCGAAATAAAAATTCCGAATCTTCCATACCTGTGGATGAGCAGTACCACATCTGGGGATTCGGACGTGCGGAGAGCGTCATCATCGACGCTGCGATCACCTCGGCAGTCAGACCGTAAGCCTCGTCGTAGACCACAAGGTCTGCGGAGAACCCACGGCTTGGATCATTACCCCGCGCCTGATACATCAGACGGGAGCCGTTCTTCAACTCGATGGAAACATTGTCATTACCGGTGCGGAACTTATGCACCATCGCCATCAAGTCCGGACTCCTTCTGATCCGCGCCACCTGACGCAGGAAGGATTCCTTAGCTGTGCTAAACAACTGTGCGGAATGGATTTGCAGCTGCTCACCCAACACGAACAAGCCCACCAGTTCACGCAACTCAGCGATCACCGTCTTTCCGCACTGACGCGGAACAATAAGCCCCACCTCAGTCGCAGCCCACTTGTTTCGGTGATCCAGATTCAGTGATTCCCGCAAAATATGCTCTTGCCACGGATCAGGGTCAATCCCAACCAGCCGCAGGAACTCGATGGCCTCTTCGCCGCGGTCCCGCGACTCGTGCATGGGAATAATGTTGATTCCGGGGATCTGGTTCCCCACCCGACGACCATTGATGATGTTGGGCCGCAACTCCACCGGCTCCATGGGCTTGCGGGTGACCTTTTCCGCCACCGCGCTAACCACTTCGCGCTTCTAACCACTGCTGCAACGCCGACTTCTCCCCCGAAGCCTTCTCAAAGGTCTTGCCCAAGCCCAGCTGCGCCAAAACGGTCTTTAGCGCCAACTGCTGCTGGCGCGATTCCGACAGCAAGCCGTCAACCGCGACCTTCACGGAAATGTTTTTCCCATCCCCGAACCGGGTAGCGGTGACCTCGATTTCGTCGGCCAGCTTCAACCAATCGCGGCCCTGACCATTAAGCGCCCCGCTGAGTCGGTCGAGGCGGTCAATGATCCGGCAGGCTTCCCCAAGCAGCACGAAACCGGACGGATCCAACTCAACGGAGTCGGTCACCGCCGACCAGAACTCAAGACCGCGCTCTCTCAGGTCGCCAGGGGGTCGCAAGTGGATTAGCTTCCCTTAAGGCTGGACCGCAACATCCAACTGTGCTTGCTGAACGCGTCCTGCCGGTCGGCCAGGAAGTTGGACAGGCCATGCTCGCCCATGTTCTCGGCCACGGTGAAAAGCTCACGGAAAATGTCGATCAGCGAGTCACTGTCATTCAGCAACTCCTGAATCATCTGTTCCGGGTCGTCCTCGTCCACGCAGTCCTCGATGGCACTGATTTCGTTGAGTGCCCCCAAGCCTGCCGGAACCTTCATCTGAAGCTTGCGGATGTTTTCGGCAAAAGTGTCAATCGAACCGTCCACCTCCTCGTAAATCCGCTCAAAAAGGAGGTGATCGGCGTAAAACATGCGACCCTCAGTGTTCCAGTGAAAATTCTGGGCCTTCAGCACAAAACCATAGGAACTTGCGAACGCCGACGTGAGCGCAGACGCAAACTTGTTGGAACTACTCGTCACTGCCATTGGATTCCCTTGCATAAGTGTCTAAGAACCGATCCATGGCCCCGGCCCAGAAAAGTTCCAGCTTGTGGTCACCCCGGTCAGTCGCCAAAATCATTTCTTTCCGGGCATTAATAATTAAGTCCGTAATAGTTAGCGTAATCGGAGCAAATCCCGTCCACTTACGGCCCCTCACCATCAATAATAACATTTGATTAGCTATACAAAGCTTTTCCAAAAATTGTTGCCCAGGAAATGACACGAATGTAATTAGTTTGCCTATAATGTCGCCGTGGATTAGCGTTGTGCTGAGGCCCCGCCTAGACCACGCGCCGCCCACAGCAAAACCGAACAGGAAGGGCCAAACCGTGGCTACAAAAACCGTACTAGTAGACGACATGGACGGGGGCAACGCAGACGTAACCATCGCGCTCGCCCTCAACGGGGAAACATACTCAATGGACTTATCCAACAAAAACGCCGAAGCGTTCTACGCCGCCATCAATCCATGGCTATCCATAGCAACCCGAAACAGAGCAGGCCACGAAGCCACCGTGCAAAACTACCTGGCCGGGGTCGAGCAGCGAGCCGCCATCAGGGAATGGGCCATCCGCAAAGGCATGGGCATATCCCCCCGCGGACGCATCCCCCAGGAAATCACCGACGAATACAACAAAACCCACCGCAGCGGAACAAAGTAAGGAACCCCCATGGGATACGACTGCCATGTAGTTGACGAAACCGGGAAAGAACTACCCGAAGCCGACAACCGGTACCTGAGAGATACTATTTCTCCCCATTGAGCAAGCCCAACCGGTCAACGAAAACCTGCGGCACCGGCAACATATCGCCCTCACCATCATTGCCGCCGCTCAAAATCACAGTCCCACAAAAATGGTCCCCCGTAGGCCCACCCTCAAGCGCCCACCAAAGCGCAGTCGCTATCCCATTAGGGCGCAACCGCCTCAACTTGCCCTCCTCGTTCAGCCAGAAGATTGCCTGGGGAACACCGGCATCGTCATACGAAGTACTAACCGCCTCGATGTAGCCGCCCACAATCTTCTGAAGATTCGCAAGATCCTGACTTATCTCCCGAACCTCCGCTAACCCATCAGCGGGAAAAACAATAACCTTAATCGGCTTGAAACTCATAAGGCCAAGCATACCGGGATTCAAGGTGTCCGTGTCGCGTCTCTTTACTCCCCACCCCCCAGCCCCCCTCCCCGCGGAAGGCATCTTGATGGCCGGGGAAATCTGGCGTGTACGTCGGGCCACCCCGGACACCAAACGAGTCCCCGTCTAACGGCTCCCGCCCATGGTCAGTGGGCCAAAGCGATCCGGAAAAGATGACCGCAATAATTATTCTATCGCGGAAACCCTTGACTACTCGATAGACCTATGCTCAAATCATTCCCGACACCCCACAAGGGCCAGTCAAACAGGAGAAGCACTCTTACATAAGTGGTTTGCTAGGCCATGAGGCACTCTAACGCACGAACAGCCCCTGACCTGCAAAGTTAGTGCCCCAAAAGCGTCTAGGGGGAAGTCTGAC